ATTAAGAAATGAAATAGTGGTACTCTATTTGGTATAGAACTAAAACCAAATACTCCTACTTCAAAATATTTATCGTGAGAATCTTTTTGATCTCGTAGATAGTTACCTCTGACGTAACATTCTATTATAGGTATGTTTGCATTTAAATAAGCCATTATTTAATTTCACCCCAATTATCTCCTTGTTCAAAATCCACTTTGTTAGGTACCTCTAACTCAACTGCAGATTCCATTATCTCTATAATTTCTTCTGCTTTTTGAGGCGATTCAACAGAGATATCTACCTCATCGTGAATTTGTATATGTGGTATTATACCATTTTCATACAGTGCTACCATAGATTTTTTTGTCATATCCGCTGCAGATCCTTGTATCAATTTATTCAAAGCTTTGTAAGTAAAGGCACGCTTCAATGGTTCATCATATTCTTTTCGTGCTAACTCTAAAGGTAAAGGTTTAAATACACCAAATTGAACTGGCTGCCAAAGATCAAAATGACACGCACGACCAAGTAAAGTTCTTATTTTACCACGATCGTTTGCTTTGCGAGACACATTTTCCATTAATTGTTTTACGAATGGTGCTTTACTATGGTATTGTTTAATTAATTTTTCTGCAGAATCTTTCATTAATCCTAACTCTGCCATTAATTTATTTTTACCCATTCCATACATCAAACCTAAATTAATTGTCTTGGCTTGTTTTCTTTCTATACCTGCCATGTCAGCTACAACTTGGTGAAAATCTGCATCACCCATTTTATAAGCATCTACAATTTCATCAACACCTTCTAAATTTTGTAACTTTGCATAGTGCACAAGTATTCTAGGTTCTTGTTGTGAATAATCAAATGATCCCCATTTATGTTTTTCCTCTGGTACAAATATAGATCTAATCAACGGTCCAAGTTCAGGATGTCTTGCTGGTATCTGCTGCAAGTTTGGGTTCGACATTGAAAATCTACCTGTCACGGTGCCACCTTGATCTGATCGTATTTGATTTATATCTGCATGTATTCTACCATTGACTGCGTGTTTAGTAATTGAATCTATAAAAGTTGTGTGTGCTTTGTTAATCTCTCTTGCATCTGCAATTAGTTTTGGTAATTCATGTGGGTGGTTTTGTAAAAAGTTTTTTGTAAAACTTGGTTCGTTACTTTTTTCTGTTCTGTCGTATGGAAGTTTCAATTTATCAAAAGCTTTGGCAATAGATCTAGCTGCATGTATTTCTACATCAACTCCTGTTAAACTCTTGATTTTATTTACGATTTTAGCTTCTCTTTGCATTAGATTTTTTTTAATTTTATCAGCTTTTTCAAGATCAACTTTTACTCCTTTGAATCTCATATCAACAAGACAAGGAAAGAGTTTAGTTTCAAGGTTAAATACATCCCATAACTCTTCTCGATATAATTCTGTCTCTAATTTTTTCCAAAGTTTTAATGTAGCTTCTGCATCACGTTCTGCGTACTGTCCTACAAATAATGCAGGTAATCTCCACATATCTTTTTTTGGATCTAAACCGTATTCTTTTGCAGCTGCTTGTAAAATATTCTCATCTTTACCCATGCCAATGTAATGTTTTGACAATGTATTTAATTGATAAGACAATCTATTCTCATCAATTAAAGACGCTGCTATCATAGTATCTACTATCTTACCTTTGACAATTAAACCTTCTGTTCTTAACCAACACACATCATACATTGCATTATGAAATATAAATGTTGTATCTGTTTGATTAAGTATTTCTTGTAGCCAAGAATAAACTAATTTTTTATCTAAATTACCACCAGATTCATGGTAGATAGGAAAATATCCAGACCATCCTTCTACTGCTACGGCAATTCCTGCAATGTGTCCTTTACCGGTAACATTACCAGAACCTAATTCTATTAAGTTTGGATCATTAGTTTCTAAATCAATTGCAATTTCTTTGTAGCCTTGAAGATCTTTTAGTTCCTCTGGCATAACCCATTCCGTTTCAGGTGTAAACAACGGTATCTGGGTACTTCTCACGAGTAATCCCTTTCAAGAATCATTTCTAAATAGTGTATTGCCTTCTTCACATCCTCCTCTTTTCCCTTCGACTGGTGTCTACATATGTATTTTATAGCGTTCCCCTCTGCAAAAAGCAACTTGTTTTCGTTTATAAAGTGTGCAGGTTGGATCTTCATATTACGATAATGTTTCCCACCGACCTGCTTTTCTAACGAATCATATGTTGATCCTTTAAATATATCTTTGTTGGTCATAGTATATAAGCACGATCAAAGTTCTTTGGATCTAATACATGTAATTCACGCTTCGCTCTCGTTGCTCCAGTATAAAATAATCTATGTAATTCATCTGGATCATAACTAAATGTTTCAAGAGCTGCATTGGTTAAATCTTGCATCAGTAAAACTTTATCG